AGTCAGAGAATGTAACGGACGAAGCGCAATTACCTACCATAGCAGAGGGGATTGGCTTTCAGGACGTGTTAACCAGCTACGGCGACTACCGTGCAGGGGATGCGCAGCAGACCGCAGTCAAGAACTACGAGAAGCGGCATAACCTCAAAGACGGGAAGCCTATCGAGCAACCTGCCACAGGGGAGCGGCAGGCGAATACTACTCCCAGTAGCGAAGAGCCCGAATGGTTCAAAGCCTACAAACGCCAGCAGGAAGAGCGTGAAAATGCTGTAAAAGCAAAGTACGATGCCTTGGAAGCAGCGCGTGTAAAGGCCGAACGGGATTCATTGCTGCGCACAGC